TGAAGCCCTCGCCGCCACAGTTCGCGCAGTCGTTCTCGTCGTAGTCCCACTCGTCGGGCTGTTTGGCGGCTACGTCCCGCCCCTCTGTGGTGGGCGCCTCACCCACGGCTGCGATCCTCATCATTGGTGGGCGAGGATGCGAGGGCGGCGCGGGCGATGTTGGCGCAATCTCGGACGCCCGATAAGTACCCGGCATTGCGATCGTGCTGCATCAGGTCGGCTATCGTGGCTTCCTCATCGTCATTGGCGATGATTTCTTCCAGCGCCTCCCGCCATCCTTCGGGCTCACCTACAGGCTGGGCGGGGTGGAGGGCAGCGGAGATGGCGTCCAGGGCAACCGATTTCCTGACCCAATCAATTTTGTTGCCGGCGCGAACGTCAACGGCTGGACAAATCAGGTTTGCCCGCTCGTATGCTGTTGCCAGCACCTCCCGCGCCTCTCGCTCTACCATGTTGTCTGATCCTGCTGGATGGGTGGGGGTCATGCGGCGGACCTCGCCATCAAGGATTTGCGAACAGCGGCGGCGACAGCCTTCCCCATTGGAAGCGGCACTCCGTTGGCGATTGCTCGGCGCAATTCGGTTACGCCGAATGGCGTGTGCTCAAACCTCGCAGGGTCTATGCCCTGATCGCGAGCCATGTTTTCGATAGAAGCGCGAGAACCACCCTTGCCAGCTTGCCCCGTGCTAACAACGGCAGGGCGATATTGAGCCGCCTCTAACGCGACGCCTTCAATGCGGAACGGGTTGTGAATGACGCGTGCACCGAAGGTGAAACGCCGCTCGCGGTTCTGCTCACCGCCCGACCATCGATTATTCCAGAGCCGTTGCGTAATTGAGTAGCCAGGGGTTTCAGGAGCCGGTGCAGCCGGTACGTTCTCCATTAGAAACCACGCCGGCTGCGCTTCGTTAATACAACGAGCGAACTCGGGAATGCGGTCGGGCATCATGCAACCGTCACCCCACCTTGCCCGGTTAACGGCTCCCAAGCCTGACCAACTCTGGCAGGGCGGCCCGCCAATGATGCCAGCGAAGTGCCCAGCCGGCGGACAGAACCGCTGAATGTCGCCACCCCACAAAAGGTCCGGTCCACGCACGACGCAGAACCCCTCCTCCTCGAACGCCATATCAAGCAGACCAATGCCGGGAAACAGAGACAAGACGAGGCCCCGCCCCTCGCCTCTATCCATGGGAGGGGTCATGAAGGCACCGCAGAGGCAGCCTCCGCCTCGGCCTTCACCCGCATGTCGTCCAGCGCGTCCTGGTTCGACGCGATCCAGTTGGGGATACGCTCCAGCTTGGAATCGCTGGCCTGATAGATCAGCGCAGCAGCGGCATTGGTGCCATAGATGCCCTCAAGCACCCGGCCGCCCTCGCCGGCCAGCACCACCGCCCATCCAGCCCGGCAATGCGTCGTGCCGCAATAGCCGTTGCGGTGCCACGATGCCATGTCGAGAGCGCCTTCTTCGCGCGCCGCATTGTAGATCGACTGGTGGATGTTGGGGATGCGCGGGAGCCAGTCGGCACCGCGCAGGTCGGCATCGCTCAGGTCGGCATCGCTCAGGTCGGCACCGCGCAGGACGGCACCGCGCAGGACGGCATCGCGCAGATCGGCACCGCTCAGGACGGCACCGCTCAGGTCGGCACCGCTCAGGTCGGCACCGCGCAGATCGGCATCGCTCAGGTCGGCATCGCGCAGGACGGCATCGCGCAGGACGGCATCGCTCTTTCTCGCCCACCTTACTGCCAGGCCCAACTTGACGCCGATCGTAGCGTCAGGTGCGCAGGTGATCTCGGCCGTAAACTGGACGCGATTGGACCAGCGATTGCGGACTTCAAACTTCTCAATGGGCATCACGCCCTCCCTTGGGTGTGGTTGATGAGTCATGAGGGCTGGCCTTGAGCGCGGGCGCGGAGGGCGGCGGCGCAGAGAGCGAGCGCGGGGGTGGAACCGATCCCATTGCCATATTGCGGCGCAATGGTTTCACGGCCGTCTTCGGGATCAGTCCAAGGCGCAAGCGGGCCTTTGAGCATCCAATTGAAGCGCCCCTCAACCGAGAAGTCGCCTGTCCATAGCCGCCATCCTTTGGGGATCAGCGTCATCGCAGCGTCGAGAGAGGCGGTGTAGCGGTTGAACGTGCACCAGTGCGTGCCGCCGATATACCGCAGTAGTCCAAAGCCGCGAACCACTTGGCCCGGTCGCGCATGGTCGCGCTTGACCTCATAGCCAAGGGCCTCAAGGATTAAGCAATCCAGCTCCCGATCCGGCCCACTCGCCTTCTCGCACCGCTCCGCTAGTTCAATCATGTCAGCCACGTGCGCTCTCCCCGCTTACCTGCGGCTCAGCATCGGTCCCGAAACCTGCTGGGATTGTCGCTGTTACGCAGCGGCCAGACAGGCGTCCCGTCCGTTGGTCATAGGCCGCGTTCTGCTCGGCGTTGACGATCTGCACGGCCTGGTCGACGCTGATCGTGTGCTCGCCGAGCCAGTCGTTGAACTCGTCGGCCGCCTCCGTCTCCGCATCGGTGTCGCCGATCCCGCACCGCTCGTCGGAGATAAAGTTGTCGCGGATGCCGTCGAGCATGTCGTAGAGTGCCTTGCGCGCCTTCGCGACCTCGGCGCGAGCCTCGCGATAGTCGCGGACCTGCCACGGCTCGGGATCGCGCCAGCGCCGGTCCTTACCGGCATCCACGACTGCACGGATCAGCGGGCCATCGGCCTCGTCGTCCAGCACCAACATGGACAGTATGATCGGACGGGCGTGATCGACCCACTTGTTGCAGGCGCGCAGCTTGCCGGAGTCAGTGGCGTACATGCTGTCGGCGCCGCTGCGATCGGCGATCAGCGTCTCGGCATCCGCCAGCATCGCCAGTCCCGAGCGGTTCAGGATGTTGAAGGCGCTCATGCGCCACCTCGTGCTTTGGCGAGCGCGGCAGTGAGCGCTTGCTCAACTCGCGCCCAGCCGACGCCGGGCAGATCGCCATGCTGCTGACGTATATAGCGCCAACCAGACAAAGCATCTTGGGAAGCCTCCAACAATTCGGGCGCCGCAGCGATTAGGTTGGCATTGGCCTCTGCCTCATGCTCGTCCTTCAGGTACGTCTTATGCTTGGGGCCGCCCTGATTACGGAGTACGGCATTGCAGATGATGACGCCGCTAGCGGTAACGCGTCGGGTCTTCTGCTTGCTGACTGCCCATGGGCCTGAAGTGTGGCTCACGGCAGCACCATCCACATCGCACAAAACGACAGTGCAAAGCCGATCGCTAGCAGCACCGACCAAGCGGGATGCTCGCGGCGGGTCATTGCACCATACTCCTGACAATCGCGGCAATAGCCATCCGCATCCAAATCGCCGTCGCAGCCGGAGCATGCCGGGCCGGCATCACTGTCGCTGTCCTCGGCGGTTTCAGGGCCGTAAGCCCATACGCCAGCGAGCCAGTCGGGTTCGGGGTGGGTGAGAAGCATGTCCGTCTCCGTTGTTGCGCTCTATCTGCCGTCAAAGGCTTTGCGCGTCAACCTTCTTGCGTCAATTATTTTGGCATGCCATATCACGCCCATGAAACAGCATCATCCCGACGCGGCGGCTCTTGATCGTCTGGGCTTTGCCCCAATCAGGGCGCACATGCGGATCAGCCGACAGGCGTTTTCCTATTGGCGCTACAACGGTGTCCCAAAACTGCACCGCAATACGATTGCGATGCTCGGTGCCGTTGCAGGTAAGCCGATGCCCGAAATGATGGTGGATCGATAGGGTGCGCATCCTATCCGCCCTGATCGTCATCGCCGCCCTTGCCGCGCTTCTCCTCTTCGACCGCCCCGACAGCGAAGGATGGTGTGAATGAGAAAGCTTCATGGTGGTATCGAAGCCGCCCAGTTCGAGGCAGCTCAACGCTTTGCCGCAGAAAGCGGCTGTCAAGCTATGCTTCGGCGAATGCTTGAGAGCGGACAGCATTTCTGGTCATTGCGAGATGCGGTGACGATCGCAGAACGAATCGGGATGACTGCGGCTGTTAAAGCTCGCCCCTCATCGGCCATATCCGCCTGACCTCTGCCTCGACATAAGGTCGTATAAGATCGGGCACCTTGGCGAGCGCAGCAAGGCGTTCCCATTTATCCTCCATGGCAACGATTTCGGCCGCTCCCTGGTAGATGAAAAAACGCGACCAGCTTGCCACTGAAGGCGGTGCTTCTTCCATCGTGATCTGTCCTGAAAGAAGGCGGTCGAGCCACCAAGTTACAGGATGAATTTCCAAGTCTCAAACCCCTCCCAAGCGCCTATAGCCCCAAGTCCTACACAGGCGAACGCCCCGGCTTCGTGGGCAGTTCGTAAATAAGCCTCTTGGCCATCCTGCCATTTGGACAGCGTGTGGTCACGGCGCTTGACCTCGCATACGAACGTTACCCGTCCTGGTATTACGATATCAGATGCGCCAGCTGTCATGCCCTCGGCTTTGTGCTTAATGACGGTAGAAAACTGGCCTTTTTCTAGCAAAGCTTCGTTGCGTGGGTGTAGGCCTAGCAGTCCCCAGCTCGTCGGATATTCTCGCCGCAAACGATTGAAGAACGAGGCAAGCTCAACATCCTCGCGCGGGCATTTACCTCGAAACGATGCATCGCCGTAAACGGGTAACCAATCGGGGAACTTCATGCCGCTACGTCCTCCGGCTCGTCATATGCCAGCACCCGGAAAAAACCGCTATTTTCCTTGACGTAGGACACGGTTTTGGGCGGCAGCTCGCCGTTGCCGGTAGCGGCGGCGAACCTCTCCCATTGCTGGCGGGCTTTCGGTACAGTCGACTCCGGCGAGAACCAGCAGGAGAACTGGCGATAGGGCGTCTTCCAATCCGCTCGCACCGTTCGATTGCCCCGTTGGGACACGCCCTCGCTAGTCGTCATCGATAGAACCTGATCGGTCTGCGGCGTGGTAGGATCACGCTTCAATGCCCGAAAGTCGGCTACCAAGCGCTCGTTGGGGTCAACGATCTCCCCCTTGCAGACGTAGCAATATCGCGCTGCAATGTCGTTCGTTTCCAAACAATGCGGGCACTCTTTGCCCGTCCATCGATAGGTGCAGCGCTCATGCGTCGCGCCTATCTTGATCTGCCCCCAGCATCGCCGGCCGTAGTGGGCAGGCATCGGGCCAAAATCAGTTTCTATCCGAGCGCCGAACACGTCGACGCAATAGCCGTGTTTATCCACTTCGTAGCCCTCGGCATCCTTATGCCGGGAGAACTGATTGCCATGCCCACATTGGGGGCATTCCGCATCAACCGACCCGGAATCTTCCGATACCTTGCCCGCTTTGATCGTCGGATTGTAAATGTCGCCATCGGGAAAATGCCGCTCCAGATTGTCGGCATAGTCCAACACGACGCTCTCGGCCTTGCCTTCGCACAAGCGCCAGGCGCGTCCCAGAATCTGTTGGAGCAGCGGCGCCGACTCCGTGTAGCGCAGGAGCGCGATCGTCTCGGTATGCTCCACGTCAAAACCCGTGGTTAGCGTTCCAATCGAGACCAGGTGGCGCACCTTCCTGGCCCGGTAAGCGGCAATAATACGCTTGCGCTCTGCCGTTTTCGTATCGCGCGTTACCAGCGCCGCCGTGCCGTTGGTAGGCAGCGATGCCATGATCTCGGCGGCGTGCTGCCGGGTGGCGGCAAAATACATGATACCGCCTGACCGGGTGCGAGATTGCTCGATCACGTCGGCGACGATCGCGGCCGTCTTGCGGCCATGCCCCTCGAACGCACGCTCTACAGTCGCATCGTCGAGATGCCCGTTCGGAAGGATACGAACCCCCGATGTGTCATAGGCGTTGGCGTGGATGGCGCCGACCGTCATGGGGGTAATAAACCCGCCCTCTAGCATCTCCCTCGCCGACACGCGATACACGCATTTGAGGAAATAGGGATTGCGCGTTACATCATCGCCGTTGACTCTGCCGTCCGGCCATTGACGGAATATATATCCCGACCCCAGCCGAAACGGCGTGCCGGACAGCCCCAACACGCGCAAGCGCGGATTGCCGATGCGCATGGCATCAATGATGTTGACGATCGTCGGCGTCAGCCCGTGGCATTCGTCCACGATGACGGCGCAATATTCACCAGACGCGAAGCGCGAGATGGCATTCTTGACGGTCAGGGGCGTCGCGAACACGACGTGATGGCGCGTCGACTTCGCCCCGGCCGA